AGTTCAACTCTGTTGCCGAGGCCGCACCTCGCTTGCTGTCTGCGCTGGCTGATGGCCTGGGTGTGCCTACCGCTGCGCTTAAAGAGATGGGCGCGCAGGGCCAGCTCACCACCGCCAAGATCGTTCAGGGTCTGACCCGCGCATTGCCCCAGTTGCGCCAAGAGGCCGCATCGATCCCTATCACTATCGGCGCCGCGGTGCAGCAGGTCAACAACCAGCTGCTGACGTATGTGGGCCAGGCGTCCAAGGCATCGGGTGCCAGCCAGGTGGTCGTTGACAGTCTGCGCGCCATCGGCGACAACATCGGGCCGCTGATCACGGGCCTGACCACCCTGGTTACCCTGGTGGGTGTGACGTATGTGGGCAAGCTGGCTGCCGGCGCAGCCGCAGCGATCGAGTTCGCCATCCAGCAGCGCGTACTGGCTGCCGCTGCCGCATCGGCTGCAGCCGAAATGGGCATGGTTGGCGCAGCTGCTGGCACGCTCACATCGGCCATTGCAGGCCCGATCGGCCTGGTGGTGGCGCTGGGTGCTTTGGCTGCTGGCTGGATCGCCCTGGGTGCAGCCAAGAACAAAGCCGCTAAGGATGCGCAGACGCCTGATGATCTGCGCAAAGAGCGCGCAGACATCCAGGCTCAGCTTGATCAACTCAACGCGCGCCGTAAAGCCGGCAAGGTCAACGCATCCGATGGGGCGGACGAAGCGCGTAGCCTCGACCGCCAGCTCGCTGCCCTTGATGCTCGCTTGGCTCAGATAGAGCAGCGCAAGGCAGATGAGCTGCGCATGTCGGGTGGTCCGCGTGGTGGCAGCACGCAGGACCAGCTCCTGGATCCAGCGACCATCCAGTCCATCGAGAACGAGTTCAAGACACGCGACTCGATCGAGAAGGGCTTTCGGGCCAAGCGCGACGCCTATACGCTCGCCAAAGACGCCGAGATCAATATGGCCCGTGCCCACGGCACGATGGACCAGGTGCAGCAGCTCGAAGCGCAAAAGACCGCTGTGCTGGCCAAGCTTGAAAAGGAGCGGCAAAAGGCGCTCAAGGATCTGGACAAGGACGGCGAAGTCTCCCGCCTGGCTCAGGCCCGCGACACATACGACAAGCAAGCCGCCCTGCAGGCCGATTCGCTGCAGCGTGCTGCCCAGACAGCGCGCCAAGCTTATGACGATGGCTTGGTCTCATACAAGGCCTACCTGGCTGACCGGGCCGCCGCTGAAGACCAGGCCAATGCTGCCGAGGTGGTGGCGCTGCAAAAGCAGCTTGTGGCACAGCAAAGGGCACTGGCCGAGAACCGCGCCCAACGCGCCAAGGCCGACACAGCCAATGAGCGCGCGGGCGCTGACGACGCGATCGCCAAAGGCCTGGACACCATCCAGAAGCTCGAAGTTGACATCGAGAAAAAGAAGCGCGACCAGGTCGACGCCGCACGTGCCCGCCGGCGCGAGGAGGCCCAGATCGTGGAGGAGCTGCGCAAGCAGCGCGAAGAGACCGACGCCATGCTAGCCAAGGCCACCGGCGCCGAAACGCCCGACTCGGTGACACGATCGGTACGCAAGCAGTACGAGCCCCAGCTCAAGGCAGCCCTGCAAAACGACCAGGACCCCGCGCCCCTGCTCAAGCTCATCGATGTCGAAACCGAGCGCGCCAAGTTCGATCTGCTCGTGCGCCAGTTCCAGGAGCGGCGCGATGCGCTCAGCTCGGCCGAGTCGGCTGTCACGGCCCAGCGTGATGCTGGCCTGATCACCGAGTCGCAAGCCGAGGCGCGCATCCTGGAGCTGCGCCAGCAGTCCGTTCAGGCCCTGCGTGATGGCGCTTCGGCGATCGCTGATCAGTCCAATAAGCTGGACGAGGTGGCTGGCAAGCCCCAGCCCAAAGAAGCGCAGACCGCACGTACTGCCGGCACCGATGTGACCAAGGTGGCTGACGTTCGCACCGAGTTCGAGAAGACGGCCAAGTCCTCGGCCATGTCATCCATCAGCACCGAGCTGACCAATATCCTGGATGGCTCCAAGAAGGCCAGCGAAGGCCTGCGGGACATGGTCGGCAACTTCGCCAAGTCCATGCTGGACCTGATTGCAAAAAAGCTGGGCGAGCAGCTCGTCACCTCACTTTTGGGCAGCGGCGGCGCGGGCGGGGCGGGCGGCTCATCGAGCGGCGGCTGGGTGCAGGCTGCCGCGTCTTGGGCGGCCACGTTCTTCCACTCGGGTGGTGTGGTGTCGTCAGGTGGTGGCGTGCGTAGCATGCCCACGAGCACCTGGGCAATGGCGCCTCGCTACCACACGGGTGGCATCGCCGGGCTTGCGCCGGGCGAGGTGCCCGCGATCCTCAAGGCCGGTGAGGAAGTGCTGACTGCCGATGACCCACGCCACATCAAGAACATGAGCAGCCAGAACGGCGGCATGTCAGTCACCACACAGATCAACATCTCCGGCGCTGCCGGTGGCGAGTCTGACCAGGCCACAGCAGCCGGCGATCTGGTGGCCACGATCACCAGCGTGGTCGACGCCTGGGCCGTGAAGAACTCGCGGCCGGGTGGCATTTTGTCGGGGAGCCGATCATGAGCCTGCCTGTATTTGATTGGGTCGAGTCGCCCGGCACATCCAAACGCTCCGAGGCACTGGTCATCAGCACCAAGTTCGGTGATGGTTACGGCCAGGACGCCCCTGCGGGCCTCAATGAGCGCATGCAGGTGTGGTCCTACCAGGCCAGCAACATCGACGTTGAGGTGGCCGATGCGATCGAGGCCTTTCTGGAGGATGGCTTGGGCTACAAGCGCTTTGCTTGGACGCCACCTCGCAAAACGGTGGCCCTGACATTCAAGTGCACGGCTTACAGCTACACGCTGGGCGATGTAGTGGGACAGGCCTCCATCAGCGCCACGTTTGAGCAGGTGTTTGAGGCTTGATATGACCATCGCCATCGAGATCAGCAAGCTCACACACGACGCCATCATCGAGCTGTTCGTGATCGACGCCACTGTGCTGGGCGGAACCGTGATGCATCTTCATGCGGGCACGAACAAGCTCTCGCAGTCTGTGGTGTGGCAAGGCCAGGCTTACGACCCGTTCCCGATCGTGGCCGAGGGCTTCGAGCGCAACAGCTCAGGCCCGTTCCCACGGCCGACGCTCAAGGTCTCGAACGTGTACGGCCTGGTGGGTGCCCTGGTACGCGACCTCAAGGGCCTCAAGGGCGCGAAGGTCATCCGCAAGCGCACGCTGGCCAAGTTCCTGGATGCAGTCAACTTTCCTGGCGCGGTGAACCCCACGGCTGACCCCAGCGCGCACTACCCGGACGACATGTGGTTCATCGACCGCCGCGCCAGCGCCGACCGTTCGGTGGTGGTCTTCGAACTCGCCAGCCCGATGGACGTGGCCGGTGTGATGCTGCCCCGCCGTCAGGTGCTTGCCAATGTGTGCGTCTGGGCTTATCGCGGCGCTGACTGCGGCTACACCGGGCCAGCCGTGGCCAAGGCAGACGACACATTCACCAGCGTGCTGGCGCAAGACGCTTGTGGCCACCGGCTCAGCTCGTGCCGCCTGCGCACGTGGCCCAACAACGAGTTGCCGTTCTCGGGGTTCCCGGGGGCGGGCTCCATCCAGGCGCTTTGATATGGACAAGATCATCATTACAGCTGAGCTGGGCGACGCCATCTTGGCTCACGCGCAAGAGGCTTTCCCGGCAGAGTGCTGCGGTCTGGTTGTGGCCACCAGCGCCGGGCCCGGATACGTGCCATGCCGCAACGACGCCGCAGCCGACCTGGCGCAAGACCACTTTGTGCTCCACCCTGATGACTGGGTAGCTGCCGAGGACCGTGGCACCGTGCTGGCCATCGTGCACAGCCACCCCAACGCCAGCGCTAACCCGACCGATGCCGACCTGGCCATGTGCGAGCGCACGGGCCTGCCCTGGATCATCATCGGCTACCCATCAGGCGTGATCACCCAGACGCTGCCCAAGGGCCAGCGCCTGCCGCTGGTCGGGCGCGTGTTTCACCACGGCGTGGTCGATTGCTATACGCTGGTTCAGGACTACTACCACGAGCGTTTGGGCATCGACCTGCCCGACTTTGAGCGCTCAGACGAGTGGTGGAAGCGTGGGTCCAATGGGGAGCCTGGCCAAAACCTCTATCTGCGCGGCCTGGAGCGCGCCGGCTTCGTCGTCATGGGCTCGCCCCAAGATGTGGAGCCCCAGGCTCACGACATGATCTTGATGGCCATCCTGTCCGACCAGCCCAACCACGCTGCGGTGATGGACGGCGAGCGGCCTGGCCTGATCCTGCACCACCTCTACGACTCACTGAGCAAGCATGACGTGTGGGGCGGCTCGTATCGTCGGCACGCCACCCATGTCTGCCGCCACCGCCTCGTGATGGAGCGCAACCATGACTGATCTAATTGGAACCGAACAACTGCGCGAGGTGCGTTTGTATGGGCACCTGGCCCAGCGCTTTGGCCGCGTGCACCACCTCGCTGTACGCAGCTGCCGCGAGGCGGTTGAGGCGCTCAAGCACATGCTGCCTGGCTTCGAGGCGCAGGTGCTCAAGCACAACCGGCCTGGGTACCATGTTTTTGGTGGTGAGCGTAAGGTTGCCAACTGCCGCGGCGTCGACAGGCTGGATGCGCCGCTTGGGACCGGTGAGCCCGTGTGTATCGTGCCAGCGGTAGCGGGCAGCAAAAAGCAGGGCCTGCTGCAGACCATTGTTGGCGCGGCCATGATCATTGTGGGTGTGATCTACGAGCAGCCGTGGCTCATTCAAGCGGGTATCGCCGTGATGGCTGGAGGCATCGCTCAGATGCTCACGCCCGTCGCCAAAGCCAAGGAAGACCCCAAGGACAGCCGCTTGGCCAGCTACGCCTTTGACGGCCCCGTCAACAGCACACAGCAAGGCTTGCCTGTGCCCATCGTCATTGGCCGCATGATTGTGGGGTCGCACGTCGTGTCTCAGGCCCTTTACAGCAGCGATCTGGCATGAGCGACCAGCCCAAGCAGCTGCTGATCGAGGGCCGTGGTGGCGGCAAGGACGGTGGCGGATCCACGCCGAGCGAGGACACCGACTCGCTGCGCTCCACGCAGATCGCCGACATCACTGACCTCATCTGCGAAGGCCAGTGCGGTGGGCCCGTCAATGGGCTCAAAAGCTTCTTCCTGGACGGCGTGCCCATACAGAACGCTGATGGCAGCTACAACTTCACCGGCGTCACCTGGGCTTGGCGCGCCGGCACACCTGGCCAGGCTGCGTTGCCCGGTCAGGCCGGTACCGAAAACACCATCCCCGTTGGCGTGCAAGTGCTGGCAGCCACCCCGGTCGTGCGCACAATCAATAGCGACTCGGTAGACACCGTGCGGGTCACCATCGGCATCCCACAGCTCAGCGAGCAAGACTTGGAGAGCGGCGACCTGCATGGCTCGCGCGTCGCGTGGGCCATTGATGTGCAGACTAAAGGTGGCGGCTTTGTGGAGCGGTACCGGCGCGTGGTCGATGGCAAAAACATGAGCCTGTACACCAAGTCGGTCAGCGTCAAGCTATTCGGTGGCGCACCGTATGACATCCGCGTGCGGCGCATCACGCCGGACTCGACCAAGTCGGTGATCGTCAACGCATTCAGCTGGATCAGCTACTCCGAGATCCAGTCGATCAAGCTGCGCTACCCGAACAGCGCCATCAGCCGCATCCAGGTCGATGCGCAGCAGTTCAGCCGTATCCCCGTGCGCTCGTGGGATTGGCTGGGCAGCTATATGCAGGTGCCCAG